AAAGAATCATGGTGTCAATGTAATGGTATAAGTGTTGATATCAAACCGATTGAAGATGACCATTTGACTAATGATGCACCAAAACAAACCGACTTTGAAATAACAGTAAAGAAAACTTGGGAGTTTTAAATGAAAGTAATACTAAGCAATTATCGTAATCATTGGTTATCACCTTATATTATTCTTAAAAAGATTTGCTTTTGGGAAAAAGATGAGGATCTTATTTACAACCTCAAGGATGACCCCAATAATCCGTATGAAAAGTGGGTTAACTTTTTAGACCCAATTTGCAAAGTTTGGCAAAAAATATTAGATATTATTCATCCAAGAGTAATGTATGTTAAGATTGACCGATGGGATAGCTGGAGTGCAGACCACACCCTATCTTTAATTATTCTTCCTGTTATGAAACAGTTGAAAGAAACTAAGCATGGCGCCCCATTCGTTGATGATGAAGATGTGCCGGAAGAATTAAGAAGCATTAATGCTGAACCAAAAGAAAATGAATGGGATACCGATTCAAATCATTTTAAGCGTTGGGATTATATTATGGATGAAGTTATTTGGGCACTAGAACAGCACACCAAAGATGATGATGAATCTCAATTTTATGACCATTCTGCTTATAAAGAAGATAGTCATAAAGAATGGTTAGATGATTTAACTAAAGGTGTTAGTAAAGTTAAAGTTGACCAAAAAGGCCTAAAAACACATCAAGAACGAAAACTAAATGGTTTCAGATTGATGGGAAAATATTGGACTGGATTTTGGGATTGAATATGAACAAGTCCAACCTTTATGTTGAGTTCTTTGGCCTTTAGCAACTTTTTTCATGTTACTGGAAGTTAAATTGTTTTCTTGGCAAAACTTTTGTAGATTTTTTATTGTAAAAGTTTTACCTGATGGATTTGTAATAATCCATTCTTTTGATAATGTATCAATCCGTTTATTATTTACTTCTGGTTGATTTTGAATTTGTTTTTGTTTAATACTAACTTTTAATTTATGTTCTACACTATTCATAATAAAGTTTGGATCATTCCAATTTTGTAATGATGCTTGTTTTATTTTTTGTTTGGAATTATTATTGTGTTTATGTCCTAATATGCCATCGCCACCTAATGTCATATTATAACCATTTTTGAATGAATCATATTCAACAATAAAATAATTTTCCATAACATCTTTGCAATGATTACCATCTTTAGATTGGTACAAAATTTCCCAATGGAAACTTTGAATGCCATATTTACGGATAGAACGATGAAATTTGGTGTGGCTTCTTTTATTTTGACTTTCGGAAATATGATTATGTTTCCGTGTAGGCCAATTAGAATCAAAACCGATGTAAACTTTACCAGTTTTGGTATTGACAGATTTGTAGATGGTGTATATACTCATATACCTATTTATGTTTATTTAACTTTGTGGGATTAATTATGAAAATTGTGTATAAAGAACCATCAATTATTGATAAAATAAACGATGCGATTTCTCATGCCAAATATAATAATAAAGAAATTGACTGTATCGAATTGTCGGCATCAGAATTGTCGGAATATTGTGAATTGAGTGGTTATGCTTTTAGTAAAAACTGCGGATACACATATAAACATTATAGAATTAAATATGATTGGAGTTCTTACAGATGATACCGTATTATTATCTTTGGCAATCTAAGCAGTCATTGGCAGGTGCCAAAAAAACTATTGAGTTGATGGGTGATTCTTCTAATTATATGTTAGAAGCACAACGAGATATGCTTGAATTAGAAGTGGAACATTTCCGTGAGCAATCAAGAAAGTTTACCATTTTTCTATTGACTGTTGCCGTGTTTTGTGTTACCCTGTATTATCTAAATTCAAAAGGAATATTCCATGTTTGGTAAAGTGAGTGAGTTTTTAAAGAAACATTATGTTATTATTATTGGTTTGGTACTAATCGGATTAGTTGGTTATAATCAATTTCAAAATCTAATTAATCCACCAGAGTTGCAGCAGTTTAAAGGTGGTATTCAAAACCATTTGGTGTGGAACATTCAAAAAGAATGCTATTTTGTTCGACCATATACCAACAATACAACCTATTTAATTAGAGTTCCTGATTGTGATAAGTCTTGATTTTTTAATCGGTTTAATTCTTTGATTTTATCTGAGATTTTCTTTTTGGTTTCTTCACTATGAGTTTTACCTAACCAAGATTTTGCACCTTTTGCATTTTGATTACCTTTTAGTTTTTCACTAAAACCAATAGGTTTAGGTTTTCTCATTTTTTGTTTGTGGGTTTCACTTTTAGGAACTTTCAATTTTTGTTTGTGTTCTTCTGTGAAAACTCTACCTTTAAGTTTTTCTCTTTGTTTATTTCTAATTTCGGTTGAAGGAGATATGCCGGTTGTATCCCATTTTAAATCTCCGTTTTTCTTGTTTAGAAATCTAATATCGTGCTGCACGTTTAATTTTTCTAAAACTTTGCATTCCCAAATAACACATTTTTTTGGGTCTGTGAATGTTTTTCTAATTTGAATTACATCCGGTTCACCGTGTAATTTACGAAATTTGGCAACTTCTTTGGAACTAGTAAAGTATTTTTGCCAAAGGTCAGAAGGATGGCAATTTTTGGAAGTTCTTCGGCCGTAGTACCAAGTGTTAAGATTTGACCAACCTATTAGATAGGTATATGGTAGATTTGATTGATATATACTTGACATGAGCTGTGTTTCGTGTTAAAGTGTTAAACATAGAGTAGGTAGATGTTAGCGCATCGTGACCTACACCTATTTATAAGGGAAATAAATGAAAACTAATAAGGATTTTAACCTAAGTAAAGAAGCAAAGCGTAGGCTTGCAACAATGCTTGGTGATCAAAGAGCATTGTGGAAAAAATCATTTATCGAGGCACAAGTTGCTGAGAAAAATGCCAAGTTAGCAAAATTGAAAGAACGACCAAAAACCAACCAAGGAGAAGAATGATGGCTTATTTTATCGAGGTGAATGATATTGACAAAAAATGTCCTGTTATTATTAATTTAGATGCAGTTATGGAAATTGCACCTATTTTTAATCCAAACGGATGCGAAATTACTTTCCTTGAGAGTGATGATCCAGAAGCATTACGCCGTGAAAAACTAGGCGGTGGTGCAATCAAAGGCCGCCGTGTGATGCGTGTATCAGATAGTTATTCAATGTTCAAACAGTTTGTTATTCAACCAGTTTCCGCAGAAGATATTGCTCGTGTAAATGGTCGTAACAAATCTGTAATCAAAGAAAAAGCCCCAGTCGAGTTCGATATCCCCAAGTTATAAGTCTGATAAATAAGAGTAATATTCAATACTTACTCTTAGGGTTTCCCCATGCTTATTCTAGTAATCGATCCATCGGCTCTTAATTTAGACTTTTGCTTACGATGTATCCATTTTGGCCATACTGTAAAATGGTACACCAAAGGTGCTCGTTCTAGCCATATTGGTAAAGACCTTGTTGATAAGGTCGATAACTGGAAGAAGTATATGGATGTAGCCGATCTCGTATTCTCCGCTGACAATTTAGAGTTTATGTCAGAGATTGATGAGTATATGAAAAAAGGTTATCCAATCTTTGGACCAGGAAAACGTGCAGCCAAACTAGAATTAGACCGTATGTATGGTCAAAAAGTCATTGAGGAGTTCGGTGGAAAAACTATTCCATCTCACGAATTCAAGAACTTTGATACTGCTATTCAGTTCGTCAAAGATAATCCAAAGCGTTATGTCTGCAAACCATGTGGTGAGGAAGAAGATAAAACCTTATCATATGTTGCTAAAGATGAAGCCGATTTGATTGGTTTCTTGACAAAACGCAAAGAAAAGGGTGGCGCCCCACACTTCATTCTCCAAGAGTTCAAAAAAGGTTACGAAGCTGCCGTTACTGGTATCTTTGGACCAGGTGGTTGGATGCCTTTCTGGTGTGAAGGTGTAGAGCATAAGAAACTCATGGATAACGACCTAGGACCCAATACCGGCGAAATGGGTACGGTTATCCGCTATGTCAAAGAGTCCAAGTTGGCCGATATGTTGATGAAGCCAATGGAAGAAACCTTACACAAGATTGGTTATTGTGGCATTCTCGATATGAATGTTATCATCGATGAAAAAGATGGTACACCATGGCCAATGGAATGGACTGCAAGACCTGGATATCCAATGTGGAATATCATGATGTCATTGCACAAGAATGAAGATCCTGCTGAATGGATGCTCGATTGTGTTAAAGGTCAAAACACACTAGAAGTTGATTTTAAAACTTCTGTTGGTGTTGTTATGGCAAATGCCGATTTCCCATGGAACAAAAAAGATGATGAAGAATATTTGGACTTTGCTATCTTCATGGATGATGTTACTGAAAAAGAATTAGATAATGTTCATCCTGCTGAAATCAAATTAACACATACTTGCAAGATGATGGACGATAAATTAGTTGAAGATTGTCCTGAATGGGGCACCGCAGGTTCATACATTCTTATTTGTACTGGTACTGGTGATTCTGTTACCGAAGCCAAAGATAAAGCATACGAATTGGTAAAGAAAATTAAGATTGGTAATGATGTTGCTTGGCGTACCGATATTGGTAAGAATATGGAAAAAACTCTACCAAAAATTCAAAAATTTGGCTTTTATAAGGGCTGGAAGTATTGACATTTGACTTTGACTGTGTTATAATTATATTATGAATTGTCAGAACTCATATTTTTATAAATATAATTATAAGAATACTGACAGGAGTTATTATGAAAAAATTAATGCCACAGATGGCAAGAACTGGTAAAAACGGACACGGCGAACCAAGACCTAAAGTTATTTGTGTAGGTTGCAAAAAACTTCTTGCACAAAAATATTTTTCATATAAAGTAAAAGAAGATCCCACCCAAGGTATTAGAGATAGGTGTAAATCTTGCTCAGCTGAACGGGCAAAAAAAGAAACACAACGAAGAAAAGATAATTGGAAATATCACCCAACAAGGCATATGTTAAACAATTCTAAACAAAGAGCCAAATTGGCAGGTTTAGAACACACAATAACAATGGATGATATTATTATTCCTGATTTTTGTCCCGTTTTAGGAATAAAGTTGGAAACTGGTGATAGAAAAAAACATTTTAATGCACCAAGTATTGATAGAATTGATAATACTAAAGGTTACATTAAAGAAAATATTGTAGTGGTTTCAACAAAAGCAAATCTCTTAAAAAAAGATGCAACGATAGATGAACTTATTATGTTAGCTAAATTTTATAGTAAATTGAAAGAAGAAACAAATTGAATATCTTTTACCTCGATAAAAACCCTCAACGATGTGCTCAAATGCATGTAGATACGCATTGCATAAAAATGATTTTAGAGTATTCCCAGCTTTTATCTACAGCACACCGTGTATTAGATGGGCAAGAAGTGACTGTAAAATCTAAAACTGGTCGTAATGTAAAACGCTGGATTCTACCTGATAGTCGTGATAGCATTTTATATTCTGCTACTCATAATAATCATCCTTCTGCTGTGTGGTGCCGAGCATCATCTGCAAATTATATGTGGCTCGCTGAACTCTTAGAAGAATGTTGCAAAGAATATTCTTATCGTTATGGTAAAATACACAAAGTTGAATCTGGTGGCTTGATGCAAGCACTCAAAAATAATATTCCAAAAAATATGCCAGATAAACCATTTACTGAACCTACACCTGCTATGCCTGATGAATGTAAAGTTCCAGGCGATTCATTACAATCATATCGGAACTACTATTCCATGAACAAAACACACCTTGCTTCATGGAAAGGTAAGATAAATAGTAGAATACAGCCAGTATGGTACAGCAATATGATTTTGGATAAAATGGCTGTTGACGCACAACGATTAGGATTAGGATATTGAATGCCATCATATGATTTTCTAAACAAAGAAACTGGTGAACGTGAAGAACACCGTATGTCGTACACAGCTTTAGACCAATTCAAGGTCGATAACCCACATTTAGAATTACATATATTTGCTGAAAATCTTCCCATCATGGGTGATGGTGTTCGTATGTCAGTTCCAGGAATTGGCCAATCTCACATGGCATTTGAAACTGGTGTGATTCAACGAATGCAAGAAACGATTCCAGAAAATACAATGAGTGGTCATAAGACCAAACGACCTAGGGAGTGGTAACAACAAAGGAGATAATTTTGTCGAACAAGCGTATGCAATCCAAACAACAAAGATTATATTACGAACAAAATAACAAAGAGAAAGTTAGACAAGAATTAGAAGAATTTGTAAAGCAGGAAAAAGAAATAGAACGAAAATCAGCAGTATTAACGACATGCGATCCACATAGGAATTCGTATTATAATTGAGAATAAATATAGAATATTCAATAACCATAAAAAAATAAAAAAATGAAAATTTTAAATCTCTTTGTGTATTTGTTTAAAAGGAACAAATCATGACAATGAATTCTACTGGACCAATAAGTTTAGGTGGTACAACTGCTGGTGTTTCTATTGAAATTGAAAATGGCGGTAATGGAACAACACAAATTAGTCTTAATGATTCGGCAGTAAGAACATTGGCTGGCGTACCTAGCGGTGCAATTGCCATGCCAACTAATTTTTATGGTAAAGCAAATCAATTTACTTATACTATTTCTTCAAACCAGACTAATTTATGTATGAGGGCTGGTGCTGTTTCTGCTGGTTGGAATGGCACATCAAAACTTGCTGTCAATATTAATAGTGGCGTTATTATTTCTTCTAATAGTACAGGAACACCAGCTATGAATATTCAGGGGTCATTCCCCGGTGGTGTTACTGTAACTAACAATGGCACTATTGTCGGTATGGGTGGTG